GTAAAACTGATAGTCCGTTATAGAATTTTCTGTTTTTCCACATCCAATCACCAACAAATTCCCACTCATCTTCTTTAATTGAAACTGTTGCTGAAACGTTGTGTGTGTTTTGTCCACTTCTGTGTCCAGGACGAATCCATTCTTGTGATACTTTTTTTACACGTTCCAACATTTGGAATACTGATTCGTGACGAAGAATTGAACCTTCAGGTGACTTTTGTGGTATTGTAATTACCGCGGTGTCGTGTGGACGGAAAAATTCATCTTCAACAAGTTCAGGGTGATTGATTGCAAGATAAGTATAAATTGCTTCATTCTTTCCAACACGAATCCTTCTTAAATAATAGTCATTATGCCAAGCGTGAATCCCTGATGAGGTTCCCAATACAAGTGACGATGTACCTGATGGTTTTACAGTTGTTGTTCTTGCCGCTTTGTTGATTCCAATAAGTCCTGCAACTCTTTCGTTTTCTTCTTTAACCGCTTGAGCCGCCGCTTTCATATCATAACCCAATACAACACCTGAACCAATACCAGTCATACCTACACCAATAAGTGCGTCTTTTTCTGTTGTTCGTTTCCAAACATCACGAAGATAGTGGAAATCAGTATATCCTGCTTGTAATGTTCCAATAAATGCGGCGCCTTTAACTCTTGCTTCAAAATCTTCTTGGGATTCAATATCGGATGCATTTACCTCACAAAGGTTACAGAATTGGTAAGGACGAAGTGCGATTTCACAACAAGGATTTGTTCCCCAATCTTTATCATTAGAAAGATAGATTCCTGGTTCACCCGCTCCTGACAATTCAATTCTTTTCCACAAATCCATAAAATAATCTTGTGTTACTTTGTGACGAAGAAGAACAGCCGAATTGTTTGCTCTACCTCTTTGTGGATTGTGTTCCCACCAACTTCCTGACTTACAAGAAATCATTTCATCATCATCAGCCGAGAACAATGAAATAAGTGCTGCTCTACGAATACCACCAGCAAGAACTGCATCTGCTATATGACAAGTAATGTCGTGTGCTTCAATTGGTGTTAATTTTTCACCATCTTCTTTGTTTTCCAATACCTTTGTAATATTGTGAATACAATCTTTAAGTGGTTGAGGACCTGGTGCTTTTCCTCCTGATGTTACAAGAAGAGCTCCTTTCTGACGAATATCAGAGAAATCAAATACTGGTGTTGAAGATTTAGAACCCATATATGATTCTACCAATACTTTAATTGCGTCTGCCCAACCTTCAATTGAATCCCCGATGAGGTATCTTCTTGTTCTGTTTGGGTTTGGTTTTTTGATTTCAGGTAGTTTATCTACGTGGTGTTTTTGAACTGAAAACCCTACACCAGTTCCTCCCAATAATAGGAACATTGTTTCAGAAAACGCATCTGTGTGGTCAATTGGCAAATATGCACAATTATATACTCTGTTTGGTGAAATCTCAATTGGTTTTCCACCAAACTGTAGGGATCTCATTGATGGTAAGATTTTCTTATCATATACCATCTTATAAACCTCCTCAATTTCGTTTTTAATGTTTGGGTATTTTTTTTGGTGCATTTCTTTGTTTCTTGTCACCAATTCTTCCCAAGTTTCCCTTCTGTTTAATTCAGGGACAAATTTAGCGTATTTCATATACACCGTAATATCACTCAATATTTTTTGTGAAATATCCATATTTACAAATTTAATTATTTTATTTTAATTTTCCTACTATTTTGATTGTTCTTGTTCTCTCTCTTGACGTTTTTTCAACAATTCCTTAACTCTTTGTCTTTGTCTTTCTTCTTTTTGTTCTTCCAAACCTAAGAATGTTGTGGTTGATTCTGTATCAATGTCTATCATTGCGTTGTCAAACTTACAATTTTCAAAGACGACACCATCATCACCTATCCTTGATTTTGTGATGGCTATAGTCGCCAATTTCATTTCTTTTTGTTGTAATGTTTTTGCAACTGAAATGATTACGTGTCCAACTTGTGCTTTCTTAATAGAACCACCCATTTGATCGGTTGTTACAACTTCTGATGAAATTGATGAACGATTTCCTTGTGTTGCCGTCCAACCAACGATGTTCATTTCGTGACACATTGCTTCAAAAGCTCTCATTACAGAACCTTCACTCTTCCATTCATCACCTAAATTTTTATCAGGAACTACGCAGTCAATGTAATCCAAAACAATCATATCTATTTTTATTCCATCTGCAACCATTTTTCTGATTTCGTTTTTGATTTGCATCATAGTTTTAGTGTCAGATGGTTCTTTTTTTAATATTAAGTGATTTGGCATTGTGTTCTCAATCTCTTTTACTTTATTCATCACCTCTTCTTTTTTCTCTGACAATTCGTCAGGGTGAATCTTTGTCCAAAGGGTAAAATGTTTCCTTTGTATCACTTTTGGGTTGTCCTCAAAAAATACTTGTAGGACGTTAAAACCAAGATTGAATGCGTGGTTTGAAATCTTTGTAAGAATGGTTGACTTACCTACTCCTGTTGGGGCAAGGATTACTCCTATCTCACCTTTTGCTAACCCTCCTTTTAACAACCTGTCAATACCTGGTATTCCCATTGGTATTGGATGACGGTAGTCATCTTCAAGCACTTGGTCTAAGTTTGAAAAGACATCCATTGTACTTGTGTCTTTTGAACCAACCAATAAGGCTTCTCTCACCAATTCTTCTAATGTGTCGTAGTTCTCAAACTCTCCACCATCAATAATTTTTTGAGCCTTTTTCATCACTTTCTGTAACTCTTGTTGTTTACAGAACTTAAGTGCTTTTTCTTGGACGAAATCCGCCCCCTCAATAGTTATATCCTTGATTTTCTTAATTGTATCAAGAACAACTTTGATTGCGGTTTCTTGTTGTAATTCGGATTTGGCAACTTGTTCAAGGGTATCAAATGTTGGGGTGGCATCATACTTTTTATGATACTCCTTAATCATTTGAATAATAATTTTGAAATACTTGTTTTCAAAATAATTGTTCTCAATAACTTCAATGATTGAATGTGAGAAATCCTTGTCTAAGATAATTTGGTTAAGTAATTGAATTTGAAAATTATTACCGAGATACTCAAAATTTTTATTAGTCGCCATACTTTTTTACTCCTGTTAGTAATGATAAATACTACTAATTTTAATTAAATTGAGGATTAAAATAATTAAATTTTTTACCTGAAAAAATGTCAGTTAGTTCGGATAATACCCCTTTCAGCTTTGGGCGTAGGTCTACGGTGTATCTTACCTTTGGTGGGTATGGTTTGGCATCAAACACTCTATGACAAATTGTCATATTATCCACCTTAATAAAGAGGTTAAATTTTTCATCTCCGTCTGTAATTGACGTGTTAAGTACCTCTGGATTTTCGGTAATTTCATACTGATTGTCCAACATATATACAACAGACCTCATCTTTAAGTCATATTGTAACTCTTGACAAAAACCTTTGATGTAGTCGTGAAGCTCCACCGATTTTTGTGCGTTTTTGTTGAACCCTCTCACATTGAAAAACCTTTGTACCACAATGTTGTCATTACACGTTAACAAAAATTCAACCTTTACTGTTTCTTGTTCTCTCATCGTTTTTACTTTTTTGTTTTGTTTCTAAATTTATTCTTTTCTTTTCTTGATAATTTTAAGAATGGTTTGAGGAAGTTAACCCAAGCGTCATCACCTTTTGGTAGGAACTTAAAGAAACCATCTTCCATCATCATTCTTATTAGGTTTCTATGTCCTCTACCGTCAGGATCTAATGATTCGGAGTAATATACTCTAACCAATTCTTTTCCTTCGTCTGTAATAAGTGGATTGTCCAAATCCACGATTTTTTCATTGATGATAAAAAATTCATTTCCAAAAATACCTTCTTTTGTTTTACCACTTAACAAATTTTGTAAAGCCACGTTTCCTTTTTGTTCTGTTAAAAGTTCTTCAGCTCTTGTTAAAATATCGGTATATTTAATTTCCCTATCAAGGATCTCAGGAAATAATTTTAAGAATGTTTTTTCACCCAAATAAAAAATACCATCAATATTATCGGATGAATCTCCCGTTAATATTTTATAGGTTTTTACATTATAATGTGGTATTTCAACATCATACATTTTGATGTTATCACCATTTTTGTAATACTTTTTTTGTTGTGGTGAATAAATTGTTACTTTGTCTGATATTAGTTGTGTTAAATCTCTATCTGATGAAAAAATAGTTTTGTCCTCATCTTCGGATATCTTACAATAGTACGCTATTAAATCATCAGCTTCAGAGTTTTCAATCTCCAGTTGTCTTACAAACATTTCCTCAAGATATTGTTTAACTCTTTGTTTCTGTTGTAAAAAAGATTGTTCTCTAAAATCTTCTTCGTTTTTTTGTTTACGATTTAATTTGTATTTTGGATATAACAACCTTCTTTCTGATGTGCTTGTTTCACCATCCCAAAATACCACTACCTTATTATAGTTTGTTTCTTCTAAAAATCTTCTTAAAGTATTAAGGAAGTGCCACGTTCCACCTACGTGCACTCCCTTGTTAAAAAAATCTTTTACTCCGTGAAAACCAATCTTTAATAGGTTGTTTCCATCTACCAAAAGAGTTTTAGTCATTAAATTCCTCTTTAACTTGGTTTGACAATATATTTTTGTTTTCTTTAATGTATTCAGAGAAAAATTCACTAAATATCGCTTCCATTACTGGTACACAAATGGAGTTTCCTGCTAATGATACGTGTGCGGTGTTTGATAATGAAGTTGATAATAACTTGTCAATATCCTCTTCTTTAACACCCATAAATCTATAACCTTCTCTTCCTGTTATGTATCTTACCCTTCCGTTTTCAGTCATTATTTGTGGTGAACCGCTTGTAGTTAAACAAGGTGAACAACCTTCAACTGAATAAATTCTTCTTGCCTGATCATATTTAACATCATTTCTTCTTCCTACTAACTGACAGATAGAACTTTTGATTGGTGTGTGAGGTGTATAATCACATTCAATAAACAAGTTTTCATTTAACTCATTTTCAATAAAAGGTTTCATTGGAACTCTTGTCTTTTTGTAATTATCAACATTTAACATTTTTGTTTTTACGTTTTCGTGTTCATCATTTAATACTGACATCATAAAAACTCTTTCTCTATTTTGTGGACATCCAAAGTCAGCCCCATTAAGAACTCTCCAATAAGAACTATAACCAAGTCCTCTTAAAAAATAGATGTGTTTGTTGAAATTTTCAATGTGGTTTTTTGAAACCAAGTTTTTTACGTTTTCCATTAGAAGATACTTTGGGCGATTAACCGAAAGTAATCTTTCAACATCATAAAGTAGTCCACTTCTTGTACCTTCTTTAATTCCTTTTTGAACTCCTGATATTGAAATGTCTTGACAGTTGTGTACCATACAGCCATTAGCGGTAAATGAATGATCTTCGTTAACCTCAATGTCATATACAAAATCATATTCATTGGTATTGATAACATCTTTAATTGGTGTCCAAATAAACCCGTTCTCAAAAAATGATTGTCTATTTTTACTTTCTTTAAGATTAAATGCTATTGTATACGTGTCTCTTTGGTTTACATATCTTCCTTCAATAACGTATGTGTTATCGTTTTTAGTTTTATAAATAGAATATGGTACATTATAACATTTTGCAATACATTGTCCAATTCCATAAATCAATTCCCGACTCACACTTATTATTCTTTGTCTTGTGGAATTTTTATAAAAACTACCGTCGGCAGAAAAATATCCATCAATAAATGATTTCAATAAATTTGTTGGTAAATCAATAATAGTGTTAGTTAATTTTTTACCATGTGCTAATTTACCAAATTGAGAAACAAATAATCCAATTTCTTTTTTCGGTAAATGTATTTTATATGTTGATCCGTCTCTAACTACAGAAGCGTTAAATTGTAATTTTTCTAGTTTTTCACTAATTTCATTTAATTCTGAATCATTTTTATTACTACAACAGATAATTATACCACCTTGATGTCTTTGCCACCCATCACCAATATATCTACCAATTACCCACCAAAAATCTTCGTTATCCATATGTTGTGACAACTCATTTTTACGTCTTGTTTTTCTACCGTCACCCCAATTAAATTCAATTCCGTCCCATTTAGGGATAATACTATTTTGATTTATTGCAACTCCAAGATAATCGTTTTTTGTTAAATTTTTACATTCTTTCCAATTTGGTTCTGTAATATTTTTTTTATTACCATTTAGTTTTGTTCTAACGTAAAATCTATGATTTTCAGTTGTTTTCAACTCATCAAAAATTGCTGATTTTATTTCCCATATTTCTTTTTTCCCTTGTTCAAATTTATTTGTAACCTCTTTATATGTGTTTGTATGGGTTAATACGCTATCACCAATTACTACGTCAATGATTTTTTTATATCCGTTATCTGTTAATACTAATGTATCTTTTGTGAAACATGGAAATGAATATGTTAATAAATCACACTGTGGGAATGTGTTTTCATTTACCTTTGTTATATCACCTAAATTCCCATTTGTTGTTGTGTGTAATACATCATAACACTCATTTGCTTGTTTGAAATTGTCGCAGTTTGCAACATTTTCATAATCAACCCCAATATACTTAAGAGCCAATTCTTGTGTTCCGTAACCAGAAAATAAACTTACTACTTTTAACTTATTCATACTTCTTCTTCGTCTTGTAAATCAAATCCACCATCTACACCGATAATTTCTTTCCAATAATCGGCATATTCTTTCTTATATTTTTCAATTGATGCTTTTTCCTCACTAGAATCTTTACCCGCTAAAAACCCGTGTGGTGTCACTATTATTTTTCCGTCTTCATACCCCAAACCATTTATGTGGTTTTTCATAACAGATACTTTTGTTCGTGATGCAAATTTAACAGTTCTCTTATCTTTAGTTGCCGTAATTTTAGTTGTTCCCGCACCTTTTTGGTTTCCAAACAAAAATACCAATGAAGAGTTTAACCAAATTGCTTCACCACCTTTTGCTTTAATTTTTGGTTGTCCAAATGGATTGTCAGGTAGTTCAACCCAAGGTTGGTTTACAATAATTAATGTGTTCTCAAATTTTGAGTCCGCTCTTCTTGTTCCTGATATTCTTTGGTTAATTCCCATGCCAATTTTATCTGCAAGAACTGAAGCATTGTGTTGTTTACCACCTTTTCCTTCATATGTCATTTTACAAGGAACAGAACCAACTGAATCCCACAAGAAACACAAACTATAATCAAGTTCACCTTTTTCTTGTGCATCCAACATATCATTGATATAATCTGTTATTTGTTCAATGTATTGGAAATTGTTATTGAATATGAAGAATCCGTCCCAATCAAGTTCACCCGTTTCTTCATCAACAACCTCATCACATTCAAAACCCATAAGTTTTGCGTGGTCAAAACACCATTTTTGTTCTGTAATTATGAATACAGGTAAAATTTGTTTCTTTTGTGCATCAACCGCAGTTTTTACTAGTGCGGTAGTTTTTCCCGTATCTGAATGTCCCAAGAACATATTAATGTGTCCCATAGCAGGACCTGGTAATCCCACCGCATCTAAAAATTCTGAACCCAAGTCAAAATACCTTTGAGGTTTATATTTTGCTTCAGAAGAGAATTTTTTCTTTATAGAACTAAAATCGTTTTTCTTAATTGCCATTGTTTTGTTTTTTTATAAAATTAAATAACATTTCTTTATAATCTTTATTCCACTTTGGTTTCAACTCAATATCACCAATAGGTATTTCATTTGACATTCTCAACTTTTCAATATGTTTTTTATGTCTCATTATAACATTTTCCCTTTCTAATGTATCAGTTCCTAAACCACTCATATGATACCCTCTACCACCCCACATATAAAACCAAGAAACTTCTTCATCGGGTGGAGTAGCTTTTACCACTCTATGATTTAAATCCATTAATCTATTAACAAATGTAACATCATATCCCGCATTTTCAAGTGGATGTCCACCAATTTTTTCCCAAGCTTTTTTTGTATATACAATTCCTGAATTACCTAAACTAGTTATTGCAGTTATATTTGGTTCATTATAAAAAACACCTCTATCCCAATGCATTAAATCAGCTTTAGGGTGAAAATATTTTACAATATTATTCAAATGGTTTGGTAACGCAACATCATCATCGTCCCAAACAGCAATTAATTCACCCGAACATTTTGATACTGCAAAGTTTTCTTTAGCTCCTATTGTGTTAAAAGTATAATTCAAATTATATATTTTAACTTCGGGATGTTCAAAATGTAAAGTTTGGTTTGGGTAATCATTAATTATTATCAATTCTTTTTTACCATCGTATTCTTGATTCAAAAAAGAAAAGATACTTTATTCCAACAAATTTACTCTACCGTAAGTAATACATTTACATGATATAAATGGTAAATCTTTAGTTTCAATAATCATTTAGAATAGTAATAAAAAGTTGGGTAACCAATTAAAACAATCACCCAACCTTTGTTAAAAATTAGAATGGTAATTCATCGTCCACGTCGTCATTTGCTTGTGGATCTTGAGTTTCAACTTTCTTTGACGGTTTTGAACCTCCGATTGTCATTTCTTCTTGAGAAGAGTCACCGTAAACATACTTACCCGCATCTGAATCCCATTTTGGAACTTCACCTCGTGCAATTGCCTCCAAGTATTCGGTTGCTTTCTTTGAATAAACGTCCTCCCAAGTAAGTTCATTACCAACCCAATCTGCCATTACGTCTTCATCTTCGTGAACAGGAGTTGGATCATCATACATAACTGTTTGGATTACTGTGTAGAATGCCCCTTTTGGAGTTTTTGCCTTGGTTAACTCAAGGATTAAATCACGTCCTTTGTCAGGATCTGCAACATCACCTTTTGCTTTGTAGATAGGAATAATCTTGTCAAAAATTCCTTCTTGTTTGTAGTTGTGCTTGAATCTCCAAAACTTTGGTCCGTCTTGTTCGTTATCTCTATCAATAACTTTAACAATATAAAACTTTCGTGGTTTGTATTGTTTGGCAAGTTCCTTATCGGAATCACGACCTGTTGACATAAGTTCATCGTAAACTTCACTTAATGGTGAACGTTCATTGTCATTTTTTCCTGGATCGTAAAACTTTTGCCATTTACCGTCCACCAAAATTTCATGGAACCACACTTCTTTGAATGGTGAAGAGCCGTCTGGTGTAGGGAGGATTCTAATTCGTCTCTGTCCTTGCTTTTCGTTGTCTTTAAGGATAGCAGCGAAATATTTTTTCATTCTTTCTTCTTGAGACATTTTTGAGGTGGAAGAAAAGTCACCTGTCTTTGAGTTCTCGTACTGTGAGAGAACTGCGTCTAAAACATTGTTTGTCGCCATATATTTGTTGTTTAAAAGTTTACAAGTTAAGTATAAAATAAAAGTTTGTCGCAGTCAATAAGCAATTAAAAATAAAGTTGGAGTCACCGAAGTGACTCCTTGTATTAATTCATTTCTTCGTCTTCGTAATCTTGGAAAGAAGTTTTAACTTCTTCTGGTGAATACTCCTCAACATCATCAGATGTTAACACGTACTCATTTTTTCCTGATTGTCTCATTTCATCTTGTTTGTCAACAAAGAAATCAGATAATTTTTGTTTAAAAGGTCCAGAGTCCAAACTTCTCAATTCAAGTTTTTCTTCGGGTGTTTTTGGTCTCATCTGATCAACTTTACTTTCCAAACTATTAATTTGATTAATTAAGTTATCCATTTCACCAAGTTTTGTTTCCAATGTTGATAATTGTGTGAAGAGATTGTTAAAATACTCCTCTTGTTTATCAGCCATAGTTTTTTGAGTGTCTATTAAATCTGTGATATCAATTTCTTCTTCACCACCTTCTTCTTCACCACCTTCTTCACCTTCCGTTCCAATTTCTTCAACATCTTTATCTGTTGCAACATCAACTGGTGTTGCCTCATCTGTTGGTGGTGCTTCACCTCCTGGTGGGGGTGGTAATTCTCCTCCTGGTGGAGGTGGTGGTACTCCTCCTCCTGGTAGTGGGGGTAGTGCAGCAGGATCTGCTGGTGGTAAAGCTTCCCCTCCTGGAGGTGGAGGTAATTCTTGTTCATTTATATAATTGTTGATACTTTTGTATCTTTTAATTTCTTCAAGTATTTTTTTATCAATTCCCATCTTAACCGTTTAATAATGTTTTTATACCTGATTTGGTTTCAACTTGGATTTTTTTGAATTGTTTCATTGTATTATCCACTCTTTCAATAAGTCCGTCTTTCATTCTTATTGTGTAACAATCCCCAGTGTCCAAATCGCAAACTTCTTTGAATCCGTTACCAGCATCTTTTTCTGATACTCTTGTGTTTTTTCCGAGATAATTATCTAATATCAATTTTGTGTTCATAAGGTTTTATTTATAAATATATCTTTATTCAAAAAAGTATTTTTTTTACAATAATATTGGTAATCCCGCCAACGTATATTCAAAATTTAAATCAAAATTTTCATAAAAATCCGATCTTGTGGAATCAGGTGTACCATCACTTTTAATCGGTGTTGAGTACATTGTAAATTTCATATAGTACTTACCAACTTGATCTGATATTGGTTCTCCATCACAAGCTAACACTTGAAATATTTCATTAAACGTCATTGAAAATTCTTGTAAGT